TAAGCATTGAAACTGACGACGGTTCTATCGATCCTATTGGCGGTGTTATTATAACCGTAAGGATAGAATACCAATTCACTAGAGGCACAACTTAAAGGAATAAAAAATGGCAACGACAAAAGGCTCATCAGGCGTTATAAAGTTAGCCGTAACTGGCGGCACTGTTGCTGCAATGGGTGAGGTGCGTAGCTACACCTTCACGCAGTCAGCAGACACCTTAGAAGATACAGTCATGGGCGACAGTAACAGGACCTATTTAGCATCATTAAAGAGCGGCACATTATCTGCCGAAGTTTATTGGGACGACGCTGACGCTGTGCAGTTAGTAATGGACGCAGCAGCCGACATCGACTTTGAGGTTTATCCTACAGGTACGGGAAGCGGCGAAAAGTATTACACTGGCGGCGGCATTGTAACGAGCAACGAAATCACTGCATCTTTTGATGGCATGGTTGAAGGTTCGTTTGAGGTACAGATTTCAGGCGCAGTTACTGAAGCAACAGCATAGGGGTAAGCACATGGGCCTAGCGAAAGAGCTACGCAACAGACGCACAGTAACCCCTCGCACAATAAGTGTCGACGCATGGGCTGACGAAAATGGCCAGCCGTTTGTTATGCATTGTTTCCCGATCACGTGCTACGACATCAACGAACTGCAAAAGAAGCACCCAAAATTCCTCGAGAATACGACGGTCGCTGCAATGGTTGATCTCATAGTAATGAAGGCAGCGAGCGCAGATGGCGAAAAGCTATTCAAAGCTGCGGAAGATCGAATTGACTTAATGGGCGAAGAAACGGCGGTGATCTCTAGCATTGCCGAACAAATGTTCGCCGAAATTCAGTCAGCGGAGGATGCTGAAAAAAACTCCTAGCCGATCCGTTAAGGATGAACCTAGTTGCCTTGGCTGATCGGTTACACATGAGCATCGCAGAAGCCGAACAAATGTCATTGACCGAAATTAACGAGTGGATGGCATATTTTAAGATTCTGAAGGATAAAGATGGCTAGCCAAGACGTCAACATAATCATACGGGCGTTCGATAAAACCAAAGCAGGTTTTGCAGGCGTCACACGAGGCTTAAAGTCGGTATCTGGTGCAGTCCTCAATGTCAAAACGGCGCTAGTCGGGACAGTAGGTGCGGCAGGTTTCGGCGCTTTAGTGAAATCCTCAATCAACGCTGGTGACGAGTTAGCAAAAACAGCTGACAAGCTAGGCGTTACGACTACTGCACTCGCAGGGTTAAGACACGCAGCAGAGCTAACAGGCGTTTCTACGGGAACGATGGACATGGCAATGCAGCGGTTCACCCGTAGAGCCGCAGAAGCCGCACAAGGCACTGGAGAGGCCAAAGGTGCTTTGCAAGAGTTAGGCATCAATGCCGAAGACCTAGTAAACCTACCCCTCGATGAACAAATGAGCGTAGTGGCTGAGGCCATGTCGGGTGTCGAAAGGCAATCTGACAAGGTTCGGATTGCTATGAAGCTGTTCGATTCTGAGGGTGTCGCTCTCGTTAATACTCTAGGCGGTGGCGCTGCCGCGCTGGAGCAAATGACCGCAGAGGCTGAGCATCTAGGCCTGACCTTAAGCCGTACAGATACGGCACAAATGGAAGCTGCCAACGATGCGCTCACACGCCTCAAAGCAGTATTCACTGGGCTAACTAATCAACTCTCGGTAGCCTTTGCTCCAATTATTACCTTTGTAGCGGACGGATTTAGGCAAGCTGCAATAGATTCGACTGCGTTCGGGAATATAGGACAAAAAGTAGCAAGTGCGGTAGTTAAGGCCTTTGGGTTTGTTCGTAACATCGTGCATGGGTTGCAGATTGTTTTTACACAAGCAAGGCTTAGTGTACTGCAGTTTGCGAACATGATAGGCGAGAAGCTCATACCGTTTTTAGATGGCTTCATTGCCATATACAACACAATCGCAAAAGTCGTACCCGGACTACAAGCTATTGGCAGAACAGGCCAAGAGATCATCGGCAACTTGCCAGCTTCTATTGAAGAAACGAAAGCAAAAATAGCTGAACTGCTACAACAAAACCCCGGCGATGCACTGGTTGCACAGATGACCGAGTTTATTGTTGCTAACAGAAAAGCAGCTGAGTCGGTCGCAGAATTAAAGGATGGAATAGCGAAACTACCGCCGGAAACTGTTTCTGGTTTTCAAAAAATGGGCGACAGTATCGGTGATTTCTTAAAAACCCTGCCACCACTCAAGGAAAACCTTGACACGCTAACGAAAAGCACATTCAAAGGCATGTCTGATGGCCTAATGAGCATAGTCAAGGGTACATCATCGGTAGCTGACGCATTTAAGCAAATGGCAGCACAGCTAATCATGCAGGCCATTCAGCTGTTCGTAATTGACAAAATAACGGGTGGCTTTTTGTCTTTCGTTAAAGGGTTGACAGGTAAAGCTATCGGCGGATCTGTACAAGCTGGGCAACCCTACATGGTCGGTGAGCGCGGTCCTGAAATGTTCGTCCCTAATCAGTCAGGCTCTATTATTCCCAATGACAAGCTCGGCGGTGGCGGTATAACAGTTGTAAATAATGTGGACGCATCTGGAGCGAGTTCAGATGTTGACCTAAAGATTAGGTCAGCTATGCAGCAAAGCTCACAGCAAACCATCGCGTCTATTCAAGATCTGATGCGTAGGAGGCGATTCGTATGAGTACCTTCGACTGGGCTGCTCAGGTCGGCTTGACACCATCTAGCCAGACTTTCGAGCTGGTGCAGAATACCCGAGTATTTCGGTCAAGTTTAACAAATGCTGTGCAAACGCAAGGCAGAAAGGGCGCATTCTGGAAAACAACAGCGACCTTCTCAAACTTGCAAGACGCTGACAAAGGCAAGGTGCAAGGCTTCCTGGCTAAGTTAAACGGGCAGGAGCATCGCTTTGAGTTCGGTGATTATGGCTACGACAAACAAGGGGTGGCCCCTGTAGGCGGGTCAGCTGATACGCTGGTTGTAAATGGAGCTAGTCAGACAGGCTCAACTCTAAACGCAGATGGCGCAACAGCAAGCCAGACAGGATACCTGAAGGCCGGAGATTACATCGAGGTCAATAATCGCCTACACATCGTCACATTAGATTGCAACTCAAACGGCGATGGACAAGTGGCGATACCTATCGCACCACCACTAAGATCATCTCCGGGCGATGGCACAGCAATAGAGTATCAAGCTCCAAAGTCGGTGATGATGCTGATATCAGAACCAAAGTGGACTACGCAGCCAGGGCTAATCGCATCGTTCACAATCGACGCGGTTGAGGATGTTCTGGCATGAGCCGCGATTTAGCTGCTAACACAGCAGCACAATATGCTGCGAACCACGTCAACCCAATCATTTTCGTTAAGCTAGAGTTCGATACTGGTGCACCGAATAGCACTGGTACGATTCGCCTGCACAACGGTTTAGGCACTTACGTGTGGGATGATGGATCTGGCAATCAACAATGGTACGGAACAGGTGATCTCGGGCAAATTAGTGCAATCGAAGAAGGCGACGAAATAAGCCCGTACAGCATCGAACTAACGCTAAGTGGTATAGACTCTCAGATTGCAGCAGAAGCCGCGAGAGAGACTTACTATCAAAGGCCAGTTACCCTATACATTGGCGCTCTAAACGCCTCAGATACGCTTGTAGCGACCCCAGACGTGATTTGGACAGGGTTCATCGATACGATGGACGCAGTTTTAGGTGGTGGAGACGGTGACGCAATTAGGGTAACAGCTGAATCTGAGTTAGCTATGTTCGAGCGGTCTAGCAATTACTTATACACAAACGCACAGCAACAACACGATTCGCCAATTGGTCCAGACTCAAACAACCCGCAGCCGGACACTTTTTTCACGCACCTGCAAGAAATGGAAGATTTGACGTTAGACTGGGGCAAACGCAAAGCAGGGAGCGGCAGCGGTGGCACACCCGCAAGAACAGACGAAACAGACAACGGCGCACCTGGAACGAGCACAAGATAGACGTTTCGCACTTCATCAAGCCCTCAATGAGTGGGGCCGCAACTCTTTTAAATACGGATCGGTCGATTGCTGCCAGTTCGTAGCATTTATTGTTTATAAAATTACCGGAAAAAACCACGCAGACGGGCTAGAATACGAGAGCGAGTTAGGTGCTAATGCCTTGATCGCAAAGTATGGTGATCTAGTGGGAGTGCTAACACGTGCAATCGGGGAACAGCCAAACGAGGCGAAAACAGACGGAGATCCTTGCGTAGTTGACTTAGATGGCATCGGTCAGGTCGCAGGGATAAAATACGGTCAAACGGTTATTTGCTTATTGCAAAAAGGCTTTATCCGTTTGCCAGATAACCTAATAATTGCAGGCTGGAATCTATGCCACAGATAGTACCCTTCCTAATCAAAGTCGGCACAGTCGCCACATTTGGCGCGGCTGGAGGCGCAGTCGCAGGCATCATCGGTGCGACAGTTGTTATCGGAGCAACAGTAGCAGCCTCTAGAATCTTAAAGCCGAAAATAAATTTCAACATCGATGATAATGATCGGAGCCGACAGCAGACCGTCCGATCTACTATTGAACCTCGCAAGTTAGTTTATGGCGAGACTATGGTAAGTGGTCCACTAACCTATGCAAAGGTTACTGGGTCGAATAACGAATATTTACATCAAGTCATCGCGTTAGCGGGGCATGAGCTAACCTCTATAAAAACAGTATTTTTCGACGATAAAAGCATTGACCTAACTGGTAGCAATTACAACAGCACAACGAAGCTAGTAACTGGGGGCTTTTTCGGGCCTAAAGATAACGAAAGCGGTGTAAGCGAGAGCATTGTTTACATCGACACGAGATTAGGCGCGGCTACTCAGACAGCATTTGCAGGGCTGCGGTCGAACTCAGAAACCAGCAGCGAATATTTAGCAACCCATCGAGGTGATAGCGTTGCTGCAATATATACGCGCTGGCTAATTAATGAAGGCTCTGCTGAAACATGGGACGAGGTTGGTAACGTCCAAAACATCAAATGCGTGGTGCAAGGCAAGAAAGTCTATGACCCTCGATTAGAGGTAGCTGCGAACAGTAACAATGCAAGTTTCGCCGGACAAAGCCCTACAAACGCCGCATATATAAAATATGACGATGACAGCCTTTCGACCGGATCAGCGCAGGGTAATTATGACCGTGGCGATCAGGGCAAAAATCCAGCATTGCAACTTGCTGATTTCCTTATGGATTCTGACTTTGGGTTAGGTATCTCGTCTACAAAGATAGATTGGGCTGCAGTAATCACTGCGGCAGATTTATGCGATCAGCTAGTGCCAATTCCTAACAGCGCCGTACAAAAGCGGTTTTCGGGGTCGGGCGTAATTTTTGGCGCTGATACTTACAGCGGATCGATTTCTAAGATTTTATCGGCCATGAATGGAAGCCTTGTTTACAGCCAAGGCAAATACATCATGACCGCTGGCAAATACGTAAGCCCAAGCGAAACCTTGACAGAGGATGACTTAGTTGGGCCTGTGCAGATTAGAACTGCGATACCCAGGTCGGATCGAGTCAACACAATCAAGGGTTTGTTCATCGATCCTAGCGAAAACTACAAGATGATGGAGTTCGGCCCTGTAACCATAGGGGCTAGCGATTTTAATAATCAGACGAAAGGAGCAGTCGCTAGAGACAACGGCGAGGTATTGACCGAAGAAGTTAAGCTACCGTTTACCGATAATAGATATCAGGCGCAACGGCTTGCATTAATGCAGGTGGCGCAGTCATACCATCAGACAATCGTTACCGTACCTGTAAACCTCAAGGGTATGCGTATTGCAATCGGTGATCGTGTCAATTTAACCCTTAGCGATTTTAACGACGTGGACAGTGGCAACTGGTCGCCGAAGGTTTTTAAGTGTATTGGCTGGCGGTTTGCTGACAGCGGAGAAGGCATCAACCTTACTCTAATCGAAGATGACAGCAACAACTACAACGATCCAGAAGCCAGTGACTACTCAACAATCACAGCCGCAGGGGTAATCAGCACAGCTCTACCAGACGTGCCTAGCCCATCAGCGTTAACGCTGACATCACAGATAAACGCTATCGAACTGAACTGGACCAACCCATCTAACATAGGTGCATGGGAGCAAATCTGGATATACCGAAGCACTAGCGCAACAACGCCAACTGATAGCAGCACGCCCATAGCGAAACTTAGAGCCAGCAGTTACATCGATCAGCGAGCAGCAGACGGGACCGAATACTATTATTGGATTCAATCTGTTAGATATCCGCAAGGGTCAACGCCAACAAGCGGTAACACCAATAAAGCTAAGTCGCCAATGGTCGCAGCGGGTACGCCAGCAAGCGGCAAGATCGCCGCAACGAAGATTGGTCAGGGCGTTATGGGCGATGACAGTGTAGGCACTGCACAGGTTATCGATAACAACATAGGATCGGATCAGATAGCGACAACCCTGCAATCGGATAATTATTCTGCAGGCACATCTGGCTGGCAAATTAACAAATCTGGCACTGCTTTTTTCCAAGAAGCGACGATTCAAGGCGGTATTACTGCGAGCAGCGGTAGCATAGGCGGCATCACTGTCACTTCTACAAGCCTAGAATCAAGCAACTTTTCATCGGGTTCGGCAGGCTTTAAGTTGCAGTCGAATGGCACGTTTGAGACGGGCAGCGGTACGTTTAGGGGAACTGTTAACGCAACCTCTGGCGATTTCACTGGGAACGTAAGCACTAGCAGCAAGTTTATAGCAGGGTCGGGCGCAACATCCGCGACTATGGATGGCAATGATCCAAACTTTAAATTTTATGCAGGCGCAGCAGCACCGGGTGACTCACCTTTCAAGGTCGATGCTGGCGGCGTAGTGACAGCGGATCGCATCGTTATAACAAGGCCAGATGATTCAAGCGCAGTAATATTTGACAGCGCACAGGATGGATTAGTGGGTGTTGGCTTGGCCGCTTTATCAGCTGATTCTGATAACGCAGTCGTTCAAGTAGCAGATGAGTTAACCAGCAATACAGATTACGCGAGGCTAATACTATCTGCATCGAGCCAAACCCTAACGATTAAGGTTTTATTTCCGTTAGGTTACGCACCTTTCGCAATATCGAGTGCAGAAGATTTTCCAGACAGCATCACTATAAAACTACAATTAGCAGCCGTGACCAACGGAACACCCGGTACGTTTGTAGATGTCGATTCTAAAACATTTACACGCAGAGCCTACAACGCGAGCGATGCTTCAGATGATGATTACTACTCTGTAAATACGTCTGGTACTGGCTGGTACATAAAAGGCAAAGACGGCATCGACGATCAATTCAATCTTGTAATGACCGATTCGGCTGTCTACACAGTAGGCGATCAAGCGATAAGGGCACAGATTAGCTTTGTTGCAGGTAGTGGCGGAACGAGCGCCAATCCTAGCAGCTCAAGCAAGCGCACGGTATTTTTCAATAGTGCCACGCAATATTTCACCATAGACAGCAACAATATTATTCGAGACCAAGCTCCAGGCAGTTTACTAACTGGCGACGTAATTTTGTCGGCGGCGAGTGGCGAACGTTCCATTTCATGGCGTGATACTGATAACCAAAATGAAAATTGGTCTATTGAAGGACTAACAGGTTATCAGGAATCTGGATCTGGAATACTTAATTTTAAATTCGATAACGGAACGGCTACACCTATATCATTTGTAAGCAATGGCAACATATTAATTACTGGTAACTTTTACACTGGCTCTGGAGAAATAACTGCGGGAACGGCGAGCATTGGTGGAGGATACGGCAGCACTGGCTTATCAATCGCTGATAATGGAAATCTAAGCACAGATGGAAACGTGATTATTGGCGGCGATCTCACAGTATCAGGGACCACCACAACCATTGACACGGCAAATTTAAATGTCGAAGACAAGAACATTACCCTTAACTACGGGACGGGTGACACCTCAGCGAATGCACCCGGCGCAGGGATAACCATACAAGACGCTGTGGATGCTTCGACAGACGCGACGATCTTGTGGGATCAGACTAACTCCGAGTTTGACTTTAGTCACGGCGCAACATTCTCAGGCGATGTCACCGTTTCAGGTGGTCAGATTTTCATCGGTACGGCAGATAGCTCCTCAGCACATTTGAACTCTTACGAGCTGATGACGTTCAACATCGACACCGACAACGATGACACCAACCGATATTTCAAATGGACTACTAACGGAAATTCAGGCAGCGGCACTCAGCTTATGCTGCTTGATGAATCAGGCAACGCCACGTTCGCGGGTGGAATTACGTTCTCTGGCGATATGTTTGGGACTAACTCATCCTCAAATTTAGTG